AACAAAAATGAGCCCGCCCGTGCTGGTAACACGGACGAGCCCAAAGGGTGATGGATTGTAACCCCCATCCCCTTGATGATATCACATCGGAAAGGACTTTACAAATGATCGTGTATGCTTACGCCTACCGCAAGAGCCCTCCGGGGTGCGATGTCAGGCGGTTCACAGATCCGCTCACGCCGGACGAATACCCCGGGGAGCCCGCCAGCGTTAAGGCCCAGCACTGGGCAGATGAGAACATCCGGCACTACGAGATGATTCAGGTGCGGGATGCTCTGGGAAACCTGCTGTATGCAAGATAATGCGTTTTGGATTACGTAAACCACAAGATATAGGAGAAATCAGCATGAAAACCAAAATTCTGAAAGTCAAGATCACCTTCCTGGAGCCGGTGCTGGGCACTTGGCCCTCCAACCAGAACGTCGCCCGGGATTTCATTGCCAGCAAGAGCCCGGATGCAGCCACGATCGAGGACGAGGTGGCCGCTCTGGGCGCGGATGCCGTGGCAGACAAGGGCATGACCGTCTTTCCCCGCAACGAGAACGGAGAGCCGGTTCTGTATGATTACCAGATCAAGGGATTCTTCAAGGATTCCTGCGGTATGCTGGCCCGTGTGGGCGGTAAGACCGAGACCGGCAAGAAGCGGGCCGTCAACGAGAGCGGCAAGCTCTCCGCCTACAAGAAGGTCATCGACGGCCTGATCTTCCCGCAGCCCCGCATGATCCCCATCAAGGCCGCAGCCCCGCATGATCCCCATCAAGGTCAACGGCAAGATCGGCGACTGCCAGCGCCCCCTGCGTGCCCAGACGGCCCAGGGTGAGCGTGTGAGCCTGGCCAACTCTGAGGAAATCCCGGCAGGCAGTACCTGCGAGTTTGAGATCCTTCTCATGGACGAATCGCTCGAGAATGCGGTTCTGGAGTGGCTGGACTACGGCGTTTTGCGCGGCATCGGCCAGTGGAGAAACAGCGGAAAGGGCCGCTTCACCTTTGACATCATCGACTGAGCAACGGCATTGCATGGATAGGATTTGATCTGCTACGGCAATGATATGATTTGCAAAGGCGCGGATATGTGCGCATAACTCGGCAACGGCATTGTGCTGACAAGTTTGCTCAGCAGGGGCACAGGTAGTCACTGCAGTGCAGCGCGGGGCAAAGGCAAGGCTCAGCTGGAAAGCGCAGCGCAACGGCGTAGATAGGCGTAGATCGCTTGGATCAGACTTGCCTCGATAAGCAAAGCAAAGGAAATGCAGGGCCTCGTGTCGAAAAGCGAAGGCAAGGCTGGGCGTGGTGTGGGCGGCAAGGCATCGCAAAGGCGTTGAGCAGATACGCGCCGCTCTGCTATGCAGCGCAAAGGCATAGCGAAGAAGCACTTTGATACGATTTGCAACGGCTGTGCGGTGTGTGCAATGTACGGCAAAGGCATAGACATGCAAAGAAGCGCAAAGGCAAAGCAAAGTATTTTTGAACGAAAGGAGATTTTACAGTGAGTAAAACAGAGCTTCTGTTCCGGGCCTTGGAAGCACTTTCCACCCCGGCGGCAAAGACGGTGGCCCGCGGGCTGACCTTATGGATCGGATTCAACGTTCTTGTCGTGGTCTTTCTGGTCTGGCGGGCATGGAAAAACGGGAGGTGGCGCAAATGAGCACGGTTCAGATCTATGGGGCGGATATGGTCTTTCTGAACGAGATCCCTTTCCGGTGTGTGCAGGACGCGGAACAGTATGCGGATCAGCTCAAAAAGACTGACCCGACGCGCACGTACCTTGTCGTGGATGATTCCGGGCAGCCGGTATCTATGAGGTAATCCTTATGCAGTGTGATGAAAAAAAAGAAATTTGTCTGAACTATGCGGCCAATGTGCCGGAATGGAAGCTGGCGCTGATTCTGGACGCTCTGGCAAAGCTGGGCGATGCGTCCCGGTGCTGCGGCACGGTTCAGAATGCAGTTGCCGGGGGTCAGTCGTATATGAGACTGCACCCGGACAGTGAATACGCGGGCGAGGATCAGGCTGATTATGTGCACATTTGCCAGGAAGCGGCCAGAGCATTGGGCCGCGCAGTCTATGCGGTGGAGATCGTGCTTTCACAGTCGGACTACTTCGGATTGATCCAGGACCTGGCATACGGTGCAGAGACAGCATACAACAGCTCTTACGCTGAACTGGAGAGCATGTGCCGGAAGCACGGATGCAAAGAGGTGGAGTACAAACATGGACAAAATGACCATTTATGAAAGCGCCCGTGTCGTGCCCAAGGAGGCGCGGAAGTCAATCGGCGGCGGCCGCCTGAAGGGGATGACCGACATCAATCCCATGTGGAGAGTCAAGAAGCTGACAGAGCTTTTTGGCCCAGCTGGCATCGGTTGGCGGTTCGACCCGCCCATCTTTGAGGAAAAGCCCGGGGTAAACGGAGAGATCATGGTACACTGCTGCACCAACCTCTACATTCGGCAGATCGATGAGGGCGGGGAAAAGAATGAATGGAGCGCCCCGATTCCCGGCGTGGGCGGCTCGATGCTGATCGCCACAGAAAAAGACGGCAAGCGCACGGATGACGAAGCCTATAAAAAGGCTTACACGGACGCGCAGAGCGTTGCCTGCAAGGCTTTGGGCATTGGCGCAGATGTTTACTGGGAGAAAGATCCGACCAAGTACGACAGGCCCACAGCACCGTCCCCGGCAAAGCCCATCTGCGCCAGCTGCGGGAAGCCCGTGAAAGGGTTCACTTACAAGGGCGAAAAGGTCACTGCCCAGCAGGCAGCTGACCGGAGTAAGAAAAAATACGGGCGTATCCTGTGCATGGAATGCGCCAAAAAGCAGCCGAAAGAAGATGGAGGATTGACGCATGCTTAACATCGTAGCATTGATGGGCCGCCTGACCCATACCCCTGAGCTGAAGACCACCCAGAACGGAACCAGCGTGTGCAGCTTCAGCATTGCGGTTGACCGTACATATACCCCGAAGGGCGAGGAGCGCAAGGCTGACTTCATTGATATCGTTGCCTGGCGGCAGACGGCAGAGTTTATCTGCAAGTACTTCCAGAAGGGCAGCATGATCGCCATTGACGGCAGCATCCAGACCCGCTCGTATCAGGACAAGCAGGGCAGCAACCGCACGAAAGTGGAAGTTCTGGCAAACAACGTCAGCTTTTGCGGCGCAAAGGCGGCAGACAAGCCCGCTGTGCGCGATTTTGACAAGCAGACGGAAAGTTACGCATCCGAAGCAAAAGCCTCTTACAGCGCCCCGCAGGCGGCGCAGGGCTTCTCGCAGGGTTCTGCAGATGATTTTGCAGAGATCACAGACGATGACGATCTTCCGTTCTAATAAAGGAGCTTGAAAAATGAGTGAGAAAATCATTGCATACAAAGCCACGGACAAAAACATGATGTGCCGTTGCAAGCAGTACGAAGTGGGTAAGACCTACACCGAAGAAAAAGCCGACTGCTGCACCGCCGGAATGCACGCCTGCGAGGTGCCCTTTGATGTGCTGCACTATTACCATGTGAGCGACGGCGTGCGGTTCTTCCAAGTCGAGTGCGGCGGCGAGGTCGACAAATCCAGCGATGATAGCAAGCTCGCATGCACCGAGCTGACTGTGAAAGGTGAGCTGAAACTGACCGATATGCTCAAAATCGGCGTGGAAGCCGTGATGAAGCGCGTCAAGGAAAAGACGGCAGGAGCAAAAGAAACTGCCGCGTCTGGCTACTGCTCCACGGGTGCCGCGTCTGGCAACTACTCCACGGGTGCCGCGTCTGGCAACTACTCCACGGGTGCCGCGTCTGGCTACTGCTCCACGGGTGCCGCGTCTGGCAACTGCTCCACGGGTGCCGCGTCTGGCAACTGCTCCACGGGTGCCGCGTCTGGCGACTGCTCCACGGGTGCCGCGTCTGGCTACTGCTCCACGGCAGAGGTAAGCGGAAAAGCCAGCATTGCCGTTGCAAACGGTTACAACAGCAAGGCTCGTGGATCGATTGGATGCTACATCGTGCTGACCGAGTATGACTATGACGGTAACTTCCTGCTGGCAAAAATGGCGCGGGTTGACGGAACTGTCATAAAGGACGGCGTTTGGTACACGCTCAAAAACGGAGAATTTGTGGAGGCGGAGTGACCACCGAGTTATATAAGAGCTGTGCTATCTGGCTATACGGGCGTGCGGAAGGAGGTGAAGACACACGGCTACCGGAAAAAGATACTACTGGCTAAAGCTCAAAGACAGCTTTATGCGGTCTGACGCGGTGGATTTTCTCATGGGGCAGAGGAACGGCGCAAACTATGTGGTGTTGTACCAAATGCTCTGTCTTATGACCATCAACACCGACGGCAGGCTTTCACGGCAGATCGGTGAGGTGATCATTCCGTATGACGTGGACAAGATTCAGCGTGATACCAAGTGGTTTTCTACCAATACTGTGCGCGTTGCGCTGGGTCTTTACGCGAAACTTGGGCTGATTTATCAGGAGCAAGACGGCACACTTGTGCTTGCAAATCACTCGGAAATGGTCGGAAGCGCGACAGACTACGCAACGCAAAAAAAACTGCAAAGAACGAACCAACGTCTAATCGGCTCTTCTGACTGTGGACATTGTCCACAGGATGTCCACGAAAACGTCCGCAAAAATGTCCATACAGATATTAGAGATAAGATATTAGATATAGATAAGTCGTCGTCATCTAAAGATGACTCCTCCTATACAGGGACGAGGACGACGATATCGCCTGTGGATTTTTTTAGAGAAAACATCGGTAAGTTGAGCGCTAACGGCGAAAAAGAGCTGACCGGTTACATCGAGCGCCTGGGCGACGATCTTGTGACCGAAATCATCCGCAAGTGCGGGGATCTGGGCGGCAGAAGCTGGGCCTATGTCCGCAAGGCGCTGGAAGAGGCCGACAAGCAAGGCTGCACGTCTGTGGAGGAGTACCGCATGACAAACCCCATCGGGGCGGGACGGGACAAGCTGGTCACGCGCCCCCCGGAAGATGCAGCAAAATACACCGATTTCCTCAAAAACGCTGCAAATCGCAGGCCTTTGCGCAAGAAAGGAGAGCCGAAGAGTGCCTAAGTATCATGTTGTTGTGCTGTGCAGCGGACCGGTAGGGGACGCGGCCCTGACCTACCGTCTGACCGCCAGCAGCCAGCAGGCAGCAGAATTTCACGCTTGCCAGATGGCGGGCGATCATTACCCGGAGTACCGGGATATTCATGTCAAGAGAACGGAGGTTTTGACACATGGCTGAGAAAAAGAAGATTGTCCGGCTGGCCGATGTTGGCGAGCTGGAAAACATCCTGAAAAAAGACCTTCCAGCGGATGCAGGAAGGGAGGGATATCTTTTGCTGAAGGTACTTTATATCCCGACAGATAAAGAAGCTGTGGAAGCGGCCCTTGTCCTGCAAAGATATTGCGATGCAAAATTTGAAAATGGATGTAAGGATTGCATCCACAACCTCGGAAGCCATGAAAGTTGTGGCCTTTCTAACGAACTTCCGTGTGATTATATTATACCAGATAGAATTGTAAAAGAAACAGAAGCAAGGCTGAGTGGAAACGAGCTACTGGGAGGTGATGATGATTGCACCTGATCCTTTACGGCGACCCCCGCACAAAGAAAAACTCTGCCCGCATCCTTAAGGCCCCCGCAAATCGCCGCATTGTGGCCCCCAGCGAGGCATTCATGCAGTATCAGGAAAAGTGCCTGTGGCAGATCAAACGGCCTTACAACCCCATCACATCCCGCGTAAACGTGAGGTGCGTGTACTACATGGCCACCCGGCGCAAGGTTGACCTTGCAAACCTCATCGAGGCCACCTGCGACATTCTGGTGAAGGCCAAGGTTCTGGCGGACGATAACAGCCAGATCGTGGCCGCCCACGATGGCAGCCGGGTGGAGCTTGACCGGAAAAACCCGAGGGCGGAAATCGAGATTGAAGAAATGGAGGACGATACATGATGTTTGTGTTAAACAAATGCTATAACATGGACTGCATGGAAGCAATGAAAGAGTTCCGGGACGATTTCTTTGATCTTGCTGTGGTAGACCCGCCGTATTTTTCGGGGCCTGAACGCAGAGGATTCTACGGGTCAAAAATCAGCAAGATTGGAGTACATCGTGACTATCCGGTTTCGCCGGAATGGACGAAGCCGGGAAAGGAATACTTCGACGAGCTGCGCCGGGTAAGCCGACACTACATTGTATGGGGCTGCAACTACTTCGATTATAGTTTTGCATCCGGTCGGATCGTGTGGGACAAGTGCAATGGAAAATCGAGTTTCTCAGACTGTGAGATCGCGGCGACGGATTTGTTCTCTAGTGTTCGGCTGTTTCGGTATATGTGGTCTGGAATGATGCAAGGTAAGAGCATCACAGAAGGACATATCATGCAGGGCAATAAAAGCCTGAACGAGAAAAGAATCCATCCAACACAGAAACCAGTTGCGCTGTATGATTGGATCTTCAAAAACTACGCAAAGCCTGGACAAAAGGTGCTAGATACTCACCTTGGCAGCGGAAGTAGCAGAATTGCCGCTTATGAAGCCGGAATTGACTTTATCGAGTTTGAAATTGACAGTTCCTATTTTCACATGGAAGAAGAGAGGTTTGCGGAGCGCACAAGTCAAATGAGCCTACTACACATCGAGGAGGGAAAGTGATGACCCGCACATGGACACCTGAAAGCGAACAACCAAAACCCCGCACCGGTGTGGACTATCGCGAGGTAAAGGCGTGGTTCCAGCAGTGCAGAGATCTGGCGGAGCAGGTCGAGGCTCAGAAGCAGAAGATCCAGCGCATCCGGGATACTGCCGAAAAGTGCACCCAGAGCATGAGCGGGATGCCCACGGGCGGTGGAGCTGGTGACAAAGTAGGCTTTGCCGTGGAGAGAATCGACACAGAAGAGCGGAACCTCAAGCAGATGGAGCTTGATCTCTGTGAACTGCGCATCGAAGCTGCCCGGCGGGCCTACTGCCTGAGCGGGTCTGCTCGGTCTGAAAAGCAAGCAAAGTGCATCTGCGGCTGGTATATCGACCTGAAGCCCCAAAAGAAGATCGCGGTGGACGTGGGCTTGTCCAGAGACAATTCGGTCTCTACCTACATCCACGAGGGGTTTGATGCTTTGGCAGAAATCTGGGAGGATGTACAAAACGACCATTGAAAGCGCTTTGATTTCTACGCTTTATTTGAATCGTTGTGAAACACATGTGAATCGAAGTGTGGTAAAATGACTACAAGCGGAACCGCGCAAAGCGGTGCGCCGCTTCTCAGCAGCTTCCAAAGCGCGGCCCCGTACGAATTCTCCTTTCGTTCATGCCGCTTAACGCTTTTTCGCTTTGACACCGTGCTTTGCGGGCTGCTTCTATGCGAGAAATGGTGTCCAGACCGATCATGGAGGTTTAGGCGCAGTTCAAGTCTGCAATCTCGCACCGAACGCCGCAAAGTCTGTAACGCGGCAGATCTGACGCATGGAGTGATTCACCACCGGTGTGCGGGTGGGTGTGGGACCCCTGAAATCTTGCCCACGCCCTGAAACCTCCGCCCGTGAACAGCAGCACCGGAAATCCGAGCGGGCCAGCATGCCCCGCAGGATGTGCGTCAACTCAAGCAGCCCCGGCGGCGAACCGTGGGCTGTTTTTATTTGCTATATGGCCGCCTGAGCGCAATGTGGAGCGCGGTGCGTGTGTGTAGGCACGGCTGGTTCGATTCCAAGGGCGGCGTTTTATACTCCAGTAGCTCACAAGTGGTAGAGCGGCGGTCTCCAAAACCGCAGGCTGCAGGTTCGAGCCCTGCCTGGAGTGCCAGACTTTGCATGACCGGGGGACGGCATGCAGAGAGTAGCGGGGCATCTGGCCGCGAAAGTTCCGGATGCAGCGGCAACGTCTTACTGTCCGGTAAAAACAGATTACGGCGTTGCTGCTTATATGCCGTCATAGCTCAACTGGGAGAGCGCCGCCCATTTAAGGCGGGACAACGTTGGTGACACCACATGGCTAGCTTACAACAACCCGATACATCCGAGGCACTTAACCACGCTCCGGCGGGGGCCTGTGGGTGCTGGTTCAAATCCGGCTGACGGCTACCGTGATTTTTAGCTTGAAATAGCTTGAGATTTAGCTTGAGCAATTTCGGGCTTTTTATTTTCTGGAAGAAAAGCCATAAACGCAGAAAGGAGAGTGCCAAGAATGAGTAAACGCGGGTCTGGTAGTTCCACAAGGGCAAACGGTGGGACTGCCAACGAACACGAGTTTGAATCTTTTGTAAATGGCAAATGGGTCACCGATTACAGCAAAATCGCGGCAGCAGAGGCGAAGAAAGCCGCCGTTGTTGTGGATAGTTCCAGATACAAGAAAACGCATAACGACGTTGTGTCTTTCGTAAAAGAGCAAGTTGGTGTTGACCTCAACAAATATCGAAGCGGCGATGGTTCTTCTCCGTCTCATACCACATATTGGGACAAGAGCGGCCCAAAAGTTGCATTTGATCTAAAAGGGATGTCGTCGAGCGACCGCACAAAACTCATGCAACTCACACAAAAGCCGTTTGGCGTGACGGTCGAACAGGGTGGTGCATGGATTGGATTCGTTTCGAGAAAAAAGAAGAAAAAGTAAGGTTTGGAGGGATGAACCGTGATCTTGCCGATGGAAAACACCGAAAAGATGATTTTTCCGGGCGTGGGCAAGTATGGCATCCCTGCGATCAAGCCAGAAACGGACATCCGAATCGACAAGCTGGAATGGATTCCGGTAAACTACGCCCTGACTGCCAAAGACAAGGCCACAAAGGGCGTGCATTTTTACAAGGACGATTACCAGTTTGAACGGTTCTGGAACAACCCCGACAAATACATTTCCCTTTTGCAGCAGTTCGGCGCGGTATGTTCTCCGGATTTTTCTCTGTACAGCGATATGCCGCTTGCGGTGCAGCTTTTCATGCACTACAAAAAGCACTGGCTGGCTGCCTACTGGCAAGCCCACGGCATCCATGTGATCCCGACGCTCTGCTGGTGCGGTGAGCAAAGCTATGACTGGTGCTTTGATGGGGAACCGAGAAACGCTATCGTGAGCATTTCCAGCCACGGCACACAGTCTGACCCATACGAAGCGGAATGCTTTGCCAAACATTGCCGTAAGGCGCTGGAAGTGCTTCAACCGAGCGGCATCTTGTGGTATGGCAAATGCCCTGATGAATTTGACTGGAACGTGACCAAAATTAAACCGTTTCAATACGAAAGGGGGCATTACCGTGAGTAAACGAGGTTCGGGAAGCTCCGCGAGAGCGGGCGGGGATTCCACAATGAAGTCTTTTGGATGAGACCTCCCCGAACTGCAGGGAACGCCAAAACAAATTGCTTATGCGCAAGATATCAGAGACGGATGGATCAAGAATACATTCGAGGGATATCAAAAAGAGTATGCAGAGCGACTTCAGAAATTGGAGATTCAGAAAAAATCGGATTCTCCAAGAGATGCACGAAGAAGAGAATTTAACGAGAGAAAAATTCAGACGCTAAAAGCAAACGTCGAAGCCGCAAGAATCGTTCTGAGCGAAGCTAAAAGCGCTCATGCAATTATTCAAGCGAAGAATCGGGTGAATGACGTTACCATGGATGTAAGAGATGCGTTGCTTGAGAAGAGATCAAGGGTAGAAATAAGCAAAATTGTAAGCGACTACGGTTTGAAGTAGTTTCAAACGCGGTGATTTAGGAAGGTGGTGGCAGTGGGTGCGCAGCGGTTGACAGACAAGCAGAAAAAGAAGATCATTGCGGACTATGTGCAGCTGCAGAACTACACCAAGACCGCCAAGCTCAACGGAGTATCTGACACGACGGTAAAGCGGCTGATTTCAACGGCTCCGTCCGAAATGTTGAAAAAAGTTGAGCAAAAAAAAGAGCAGAACACACTTGAGATGCTGGACTACATGGACAGCAAGAAAGAGCGTGTTCAGGAGATCATAGACGTTTATCTCGGTGTCCTGACCGACCCGGAGAAACTGGAAGGGGCGACCCTGCAGCAGATCACCACGGCGCTGGGCACTCTGATTGACAAGTGGACGGTCATTGATGATCGCAAGAAGGGCGATTCCTTCCACCAGACCGTAGAAGATGACCCCATCACCAAGAGCTTGAAGGAGGAGTTTAAGAAATGAGCTTCTCCCCGAAGCAAAAACAGATCCTGACTTTTCCGTATGAAAGCGACTACGATGCCCTGATCTGCGACGGTGCGGTACGTTCCGGCAAGACCTCCATCATGTCTTTGTCCTTCGTGCTCTGGATGATGGCAGAATTCAACCATTGCTCCTTTGCTTTTTGCGGCAAGAGCGTGGGCGCGGTGGAACGCAACATTGTTCAGCCGCTTCTGTCTGTCCGGTACTTGCAGCAGCAGTTCCAGATCACCTACAACCGCAGCGGCCACGTTCTCACGGTGCAGCGCGGCAGCAAGGTGAACATGGTGTACCTGTTCGGTGGCAAGGACGAAAGTTCTTACATGCTCATTCAGGGCATCACGCTGGCCGGGGTGCTTCTGGACGAGGTGGCGCTCATGCCCCGCAGCTTTGTGGAGCAGGCGCTGGCCCGATGCTCTGTCACCGGTGCCAAGTTCTGGTTCAACTGCAACCCGGAGAACCCGGAGCATTGGTTTCGCAAGGAGTGGATCTTACAGGCCAAAAAACACCGGGCGCTGCATCTGCACTTCTTGATGGACGATAACCCGTCACTGGATGAGCGCACCCGGGAACGCTACCGCAGCATGTACAGCGGCGTGTTCTATGAACGCTACATTCTGGGCCGCTGGGTGATGGCCGAGGGCCTGATCTACGATATGATGGACACCACGGCAAACACCTACCGCCCGCAGGACGCACCGGTGGGATTCAAAAGCCTTTCCACCCGTACCATTACATGCGACTACGGAACCACTAACGACACTGTTTTTCTCGATATCTACGATGATGGTGAAAAAGTCAGGGTGCATCAGGAATACAGGTGGGCGAGCCGCCAGGAACACAGGCAGAAAACAGATGAAGAGTATGCCGATGATTTCATGGAGTTCATGGGGAAAGACCCCTGCGCTGCCATTGTTGACCCGGCGGCAGCATCCTTTATCACAGCTCTGCGCCAGCGTGGCGTTTATGTGATAGAAGGAAACAACGACGTACTGAACGGCATCCGCAAGTGCAGCACGCTCCTTTCCCACCGCGATCTGCTGATCTCCACCGACTGCGAGGGGCTGCTGGATGAACTCGGCACATACCGGTGGGACGATAAAGCCGCCCTCATGGGCGTGGAAAAGCCTATCAAACAGCAGGATCACGGCCCGGATGCCCTGCGCTACTATATCAACTCACTGCCTGATTGGAGGTTTGAACGTGTCCAGACGTAACAAAAGCCGCCCCGCCGGGGGCACAGAGAAACCGATGACGGCCACGCTGGACGCATTTTCCAACCCGCTGTTCTCGCTGGGGTACGGCTCTCAGAGCCCGCTGGAAGCAACGGAGTATCCGCTGACACGCATGACGGACAACTACGCCTTGTTGAACAGCTTGTACCGCAGCAACTGGGTGGTGCAGAACGTCGTGGGCTTGCTCGTGGACGATATGCTGCGAGAATGGTACGACCTCAAGAGCACCACACCGGAGCAAGGAAAGGCAATCCAGACTGTGGAGCGTTCCACCCGGCTCCGGGACCATGTGAGCACTGGCCTGAAATGGGGCCGCCTGTATGGCGGTGCCGCCGGGCTTATCCTCATTGACGGGCAGGAGGACCTTTCCCGCCCGCTGGATGCGGAAGCGATCCTACCCGGTAGCTTTCGGGGGTTGTACATCCTCGACCGCTGGCAGGGAATCAGCCCGGATTCCAGCCTGACCTTTGAGGGCGGGGAGCTTGTGCCGGAGTACTACAGCATCAACGATGCCGCCGGGCACACTGCTGCCCGTGTCCATCACTCCCGCCTTGTGCGTTTCGTGGGCCGGGAGCTTCCCGATCTGGAACGGCAGGCGGAGCTTTACTGGGGCGAATCCGAGGTGGAAGCGCTCTATAATGACGTGGTGGCTCACGACAACGTGAGCGCCAACATGGCCGCGCTGACCTTCCAGGCGAACGTCAACACGATGGAGGTAAAGGGGCTGGAGCAGCTGCTCTCCATGTCCAGCCCGGACGTGCAGCGGCGCTTCTGGAACACCATGCAGGCCCAGAAAGTCCTGCGCTCCAATTTCGGAATGCAGCTGGTGGAGCAGGGAAACAAGATCAACAACACCCAGTACACCTTTGCTGGCCTGTCTGACGTGTACGAGAGCATGTGCCTAAACCTGTGCGGTGCGTCCCACTACCCCATGACCAAGCTTTTTGGCCGTTCCCCGGCGGGCATGAACGCCACCGGCGAGAGCGACCTGAAAAACTACTACGACTATGTGGACACCCTTCGGGAAAGCAAGCTGCGGCCCATTCTGGACAAGCTGCTCCCGGTGGTAGCCCGCAGCGCAGGCATTGAGCAGATCGACCTTGACATAACGTTCCCACCCCTGTGGACACCCACTGCAAGCGAGACGGCCACGATCGCCAAGGAAAAGACTGATGTCATTATCGCGGCGTTTCAGGCCGGGCTTCTTGACGCAGATGTGGCAATGCGTGAGCTCAAGAAACTGGAGGACGAGACCGGCCTGTTCGGCTCCCTGACCGACGAACTGATCGCCGCAAAGCAGGGCCAGACCTATCAGGACGTGACAGCCCTGCGTGACCCGCTGGCGGGGCTTATGAGCGAGAATGTGCAGGAAGATACTGAGGAGGGCGAGTAAAATATGCCTACTCTTGCCCGTGCATCCCCTGAGCGGGAGCTGCAGCGCCTTATCCGGCTGTACCTCAAGGCGGAGACGGACATCATCAACGAGATTGGCCGCCTGCGCAGCCGGGGGCTTGTGGACTATCACGCCGTGGCCGCGCTGGAACGGGTGCAGGAGATTCTCCGAAAGCTGGAAACGGATGAATGGGAGTATGTGCCCCGCATGGTCGAGGCGCAGTTTTACGTCCATCACCCGGAGGCCCGGGCGATTCCCGGCGAGACCGCGGAAAAGCACCTGCGCGGCTACACCAACGCCCAGAGCCTTACCAGCACCCAGACGGATATCGTGCAGAAGCTCACGATGAACCTTATGGGCCAGCTGGTGGACGGGAACATGACGGTGCTTTCCGCTCTGCAAAGCGCCCTTCTGGGCCGGACTGAGCCGGACGTTTACCGGCGTATCGGTCTGGAGCAGGTGGCGGCACAGCAGGCTGTGGGAAGGGGCGTGAACCAAAGCGTGCCCGCTTTCGTGGAAGCGCTCCGCCGGGAAGGCGTGACGGCGTTCACAGACAAGGCGGGACGGAATTGGAGCCTGCACACCTATGCAACGATGGTCTCCCGCACCACGTCTCGGCAGGCTGAAATCCTGTCTGTGGTGACGCAGGACGAGGGGCACGACTTGTATCAGATCAGCTCCCACGGCACAACCTGCGCCCTCTGCGCTCCGTATGAGGGCCGGGTATACAGCAAGAGCGGTAAAGACCCGCACTTCCCTCCTCTTTCGGATGCCTTCGGCAAAGTAGACCCCGCCGGGCCGGATGACCTGACCAACAGCTGGTTGAACATTCACCCGAACTGCCTGCACGCCCTTCGTCCATGGACACCCGCCGGGCGGACGGAGGAAGAGCTGGAACGGATCAGGCACTTTTCCGACCCCAGAACGAACCCGTACAGCCGAGACCCGCGCACCAAGGCACAGATCGAGGCCTACCGCAAAAAAGAGCAGGGACGCAACCGCTGGCTGCGGGACTACCGCCAGTGGGAGAAATACCGCATGGCTCTGGGTGACAAGGTGCCCAAGACCTTTGAGACCTTCCAGCGCCACAAGCTGGCAGATGATGAAAAATATCACAAATGGATGAACGCATACAGAAACGGAGGTGATGCCGATTGATTGCGTACTATGGAAGCAAACTGAGCCCTCACATGACGGAAACGCCGGAGGGCTTTTTAATTTGCCACGATGTCAAAATCGCCCGTACCGGCACGCAGAACTATCTGGCCCGGGAGATCGGGCTGGACGGGATGCCGGAGCGTGTTCTTCAGGTGACACGAAGCGCCGAGGACGTGTTTGACCCGGCGGCAATTGCCAGTTTTGAGGGCAAGGATGTCACCAATACCCACCCCTCGGAGATGATCGTACAGGAAAATCAGGCCGCCTACTCCAAAGGCCACGCAGAGAATGTGCGCCGGGTGGGCGATTATCTGGTGGCTGACCTGTACCTGAAAGACCCCACACTGATCTCCGAGGTCAAGAACGGGGCCATGCGGGATGTGTCCTGCGGCTACTACTGCCAGTACGAAGCAGACGGTGCAGGATACCGGCAGACCCATATCAGAGGCAATCACATCGCCATCGTGCCCCGTGGGCGCGCTGGCCGTGATGTCGCAATAAAAGACAGTGCCGCCGAACTTCCGGCGGAGAAAGGCAAGGTAAAACACATGAGCAAGAGCAAGAGTTTGCTGTCTCTGTTCGGTCTGGCGGCAAAGAACGCGGCCCCCGAAGAGCTTGACAGCATGGTGGAGACCGCTGCCGCAGCGCTGGATGCAGCACCCGCCGTTCCGGCGCAGGATGCAGGCCCCGCTAAAGACACAGATCCCACTGACACCCAGAACACCGCTGTTCTGGACGCACTGAACAATCTTTCCGGCAAGCTGGATCAGCTGATCGCCGCCAACACCAAGAAGGCAGAGGACAAAGAGCCGGAAGACCTGGACAAGGTGATCGCTGAAATGTCCGGCGAAAAGTCTGACAAGAAGGAGGATGCCGAGGACGAAAGCGGCTCCACCACTGTTCCTTCCGAGGACGAGTGCGCAAAGCCTGCCGCCAAAGACAGCGGTCTGGCTCTGCTGAAAGCCATGCGCCCCATCATCAACGGCATTCAGGACAAGGCCACCCGTGATGCCCTGTCCAAGACCCTGATCGAGCAGGTCAAGGGTACCAGCTCCGTGGATGCCATCGCAAAGGCTGCGCAGGACAGCGCCGCCGCTGCCGCCAGCGCATCCGGTAAGAACCGGTATGAGCAGCTGTGTCAGGCTTCCCAGTCCGCTTATAACGACCGCAATCCCCACATGAAGAAGGAGGGTTAAACCATGTCCCTGAATACTCAGATTATCGGCAAGACCATGCCCCACGGCTTTGCTGGCACTTATGCCCGCCAGCCGGATATGATCGTCAACACCCGCCCCGTTGGCGGCACCGAAAGCATTCCTTTTGGCACTGCCCTGAAGTATGACAGCGGCAAGGTCATCGTGATGGGCGGTGCAGGCACTACCGCTGCACAGTTCGCAGGCATTGCGGGCAGCGAGGTCAAGAGCGCCCTGGTTTATCCTGACCAGAACGGCGGCAAATACGCCCCCGGCGAGGCCTGCAGCGTGTTCCAGCGCGGCAGCATCAACGTGCTGTGCCAGCGCGGTACCCCGGCCCTGGGCGGTGACGTTTACGTCCGCATTACCAAGACCGCAGACTACGCCACCGCACTGGTAGGCGGCTTCGAGGCGGAAGCGGACGACAAGACCGCCGGAAACTCCGTCAAACTCACTAACTGCCAGTGGGGCGGCGCGGCTGATGCCAACGGCGTGGCCGAGCTGGTCATCCTCACCCGTGCAAACGCCTGATAGGAGGGCTTAGACTATGGCAAACTTCCAGAACGTCGGCACCACCAATGCCGGTACTTTCACCGTAAACAACGCCGGTGCTGCTCTGACCGGCGGCACTCCCACCATGGACGCGGCTGCCATCCAGAGCGGCAATGCGTTCCTCACCAGCGAGCTGGAAAAGCGTGACCCGCTGATCCGCAAGCCCCTCACCAGCGTCACCTATCCCCGTGATATCCCCATCGAGGTAGGCGGCGGCTGGGTCGATTACGTCTCCGCCATGTCCGTGGCCTACGGCATGGCGGGCGGCTCCGGCGCTTCTGCCGTCAACGGCGGCGGTTCCAACGGCATCCCTGTGGTGCAGGCCAGCGTGAGCAAGGGTGCATTCAAAGCCCATGTCTTTGCCGCCGCTCTGCGCGTCATGTTCGTGGATATGCAGCGCGCAAACTTCATTGGCCGCAGCCTTGACCAGATGTTGCAGGACGGCATCCGGCTGGCTTATGACAAGCACATGGATCAGAACACCTACGTGGGCTTTGATGAGTACGCCACCACCGGCCTTGTCAACAATCCCGATGTCACCAAGACCACTGCCGCAACTTCCGGCACCGGCTCCTCTTCCAAGTGGGCGGACAAGACCCCCAAGCAGATCCTGACGGACATCAACAATGCCATCACTGCTGTGTGGGCTGCCAACGAGTACGATGAGGCCGGTATCCCCAATCACATCCTCATCCCCTACGAGCAGTACAGCTACATCACCACCACTATGGTGAGTGATCTGGGCACTGAGACCATCTACGACTTCCTGAAGAAGCACAACGTGGCCGCAAACCACGGCGTGGATCTGGAGATCGTTCCCACCCGCTGGGTCAAGGGCGCTGGTGCTTCCAACGGTGACCGCATGGTGGTGTACGTCAACAACCGCCGCTTTGTCAAGGCAGACGAGCTGGTGCCCCTGTCCCGCGTGATGAGCGCCCCCAACGTTACCAATGTCTGCTACGACACCGCCTATATGGCAAACGCATCCGAGGTGCAGCTCATGTACCAGACCTCCATGCTGTACGTGGATGGCATCTGATCGGGAGGTGGCAGAAATGGCTTTTGTGCTTTCCAAAGCAAACATCATCCTGCCCAGCGCAGACGGCTCTCAGACCTTCCCGCTCCACCGGGAGCAGCTGGTCGAAGTACCGGGCTGGGCGGCAGAGACGGCCTATTTCAAGGCGCTGGTGGCCGATGGTGACATCGTGCCCACGAACCGCAGTGACAAGGCCGTACAGGATGCCGCAGACAAGCCCGTCCGCAAGAAAAAGACTGCGGACTGGGACAAGCCTGCCGAACCGCAGGAAGACTGAGGAGGCTGCCCATGTGCTGGACGATGAAACCGCAGTTTCAGGGCGTTCTTGCGCAGGCCGCAAATCTGGGGCAGAGCGTGGGCAATTACACCGCAGAGCAGTTCAAGGCGGAATACCCGCAGTTCTGTGACGCGGACGGAAATTGCCACTTGCCGGACGTGATGCTGGAAGAGATCGTAAAAATGGCAAACGTCAGCATTCAGCCGGATAAATGGCTGGACAGCTGGCATTATGCCGTGGGTCTTTATGTGGCCCACTACGTTACTTTGCAGCTGCGCACCTATGCAGAGAGCACCGCCACCCCGGCGCAGGCGGCAGCGTCCGGCGCTCTGGTGGGTGTGGTGAAGTCTGCCACACTGGGCGACAGCTCCGTGACCTACGACACCAGCGCCCTGACCGCAGGAACAGAGGACTGGGGCGACCTGAACGCCACCACCTACGGTCAGATGCTGGCAAACCGTGCCCGCTTTATCGGTGCGGCCGGAACTTTTGTGATGTGAGGTGCACCCATGAACTGGAATGACTGGTATACCGACCTGATGGAGATCAGGCGCACGGAAAACGTGAAGGATGGCCAGTTGAGCCGCAAGGAACGGAAGGTCGTCCGATCCGGTGTTCCGTGCCGGGTGTACCGCAGCCAGGACAAGGCCCCGACGATGACCCAGACAGCAGCCAATGTCCAGAAAACGGACAAGCTGGCCTGCGATATCAATGTGGATATCAAGCCCGGTGATGAGCTAGTGATCCACAGAGGGGCGCGGCTGGGGTACGCGCTGCAGGAGACCCGGTATTTTGCCGGGGAACCTGACCTGTACTATGAGCCGTTTGGGGCAGTTCTGCCCGGGCTGGCCCACCAGGAGATCACTCTTCTCAGTCAGGAGCGTGTGAAATGAACCTGCAGGAGTACATCAAGAAGCTGGAAGCGGCGCAGGCCGCTTTGCCAGAAATGCTCGCAGACGTTGCCCGCAATGCCACCCTCCGGGCCGTGGAAGCGGCGCAGGATAAGACCCCGCCCACAGCGGACAGCCTGAGCGGCACCAATACCCGCACCGGAGAGCTGAAACAGCACTGGGCGACTGACAGTCGAACAGAACCCGAAAGGCAGGGCGGAGAGATCGTCACTGAGCTGAACAACAACAAGGAATACGCCTCCTACGTCAACGATGGCCACCGGATGGACAAGCACTTCGTGCCGGGTCTGTACGCAAACCCCTATACCGGAATGCTGGAATACGACCCGGGCCGCCGGGGCGAGGTTGGCATGATGGTGGGCACGAAAACAACCTACGTTGAGGGCCTGCACATGTCCGATGCGGGCATTGAAGCCTATAAGCGCACCGTGAAGATAGAGACAGAAAAAGCCGTGAATAAGCTGGGAGAGATGCTGAAATGAACTTTACCATTACAACGCTGGCCCGGTCTCTGGCGGAGTATCTGGCTCCCATCCTGCCCGGTGTGCAGATGTTGGAAGACCCTGCCCAGCAAGGCGTTGAACCGCCTTGCATGTTTATCCAGCAGCGAGGCAGTGATATCAAGCCTTACCCCGGCGGGCGCTGGCTGCGCACCATCCGGCTCGACCTGACCTATCTGCTGGACTACAACCTCACAGACCTGCGCCAGCAGTACAACCGGGCCGCTGAAGCGCTCGATTTCTGCATGGAAACATTCCCCTATTCCGATGGAACAGAGGCGGAAAAGCTCCTGCACACCTACGAGCGCAGCGCGGATATCGACGATGACGGCCTGCATTATAAGTTTGAGCTGCGTGTCTTTGTGGAAAAGCCCGTGGACGCAGTGAAGATGCAGACCCAGACCGTAAACCAGAAGGTAGACCAATGAAACAGGATAATACCCAATACAGCCGGGAAGTGCTGCTGAAAGACCCGCGTTTCGCGGGGTATCAGCCGGATTTTCTGGCTGTTGTTTTACACAAACCGTTTTACACCCTCGCAGAGGCTGAGGCCGCTGTGAAAGAATTTTGGAAGGAGTGACACTCTATGGCAGCAGGCGGAACCTGGGCTGTACAGAACAAGGTGCGGCCCGGCATTTACTTCAAATTTCGCTCCAAGAACCAGCAGAATTTGACCGTTGGCGACCGCGGCAAGGTCACGATCTGCGAACCCATGAGCTGGGGCCCCGTCGGCAAGGTGATGGAGATCGCCGCCGGGGAAGACCTGACCCCCTATACCGGTTACGACATCACAGACGCGCACAATCGCTTTGCATCCATGATCTTCAGCGGCTCCAACCGCACCGCAGCACCCACCAAGCTGCTGCTTTACCGCCCGGCCGCTGCGGACAGCGCAAAGGCCACCGGCACTATCGCCCCGCTGACGGCTACCGCAAAATACCCCGGCTCCCGGGGCAACGACATCGTGGTGATCGTCACCGCACTGACGGAACCTGCGGGCAGTTTCCAGGTCTCCACGGTCGTTGACGGTGTGGTGAAGGATCAGCAGACTGGCAAGACCGTTGCAGACCTGACCGGCAACGACTGGGTGGATTTCAGCGGCACGGGCACTCTGGCCGCAAATGTCGGCACCCAGCTTTCCGGCGGCAAGGACGGCGAGGTGAACTCTTCCGCATACAGCACCTACCTGACGAACATTGAGCCCTACAACTTTGATTCCATGCTGTACGACGGCGAGGATGCCACCGTAAAGACCGCGATGGAGACCTTTATCAAGCGCGTGAACACCGAAGTGGGCCGCTTCTCTCAGCTGGTGGAAGCCAATGCTACCAACCCTGACACCCGCTTTATCGTCAACGTGTGCAGCGGCCTGGTTATGAACGACGGCACCACCCTGACCCCGAAGGAAGCCGTCTGGTGGGTCGGCGGTGCGCTTTCCGGCGCGACCTACGCCAACGACCTGACGAATGCCGCCGTTCCCAACGCGGTGGACGTTTCCCCCAAGATGACCCACAACCAGTATGTGGATGCCATCAATGCAGGAAAGTTCGTGTTCAACGCCGATGACGGCACCGTCCGGGTGGAGTATGACATCAACTCTCTGGTCACCTATACCAGCGAGATCGGCGAGGTGTACCGTTACAACCGCACCATGCGGCTGTGCAACACCATTGCCAACGACCTGTATAAGCAGTTCGCCCAGAGCTATGTTGGCATTGTGGACAACACCGAGGACGGCCGCCGCCAGTACAAGAGCGCCATCGTCAAATATCTGGATCAGATCCAGGCATCCGGCGGCATCCAGAACTTTGACGGCGAGACCGATGTCATCGTGGAAGCGGGCGAGGCAAAGGATGCTGTGCTCATCACGCTGGCCATCGAGGCCGTGGGCAGCACCAACAAGATCTATATCACCCTGGATGTGGCGTAAGGAGGTACAAAGATGAGTTATTTAATGGCCCAGGACACCCTGAACGGTGCAGAGGGCAAAATCACCATTACCCGGAACGGCCGCATTCTGGAAGCCGCAGGTATGCGGAACATCAAGACCATTGCAGGCATTCAGACTTCGGACATGAAGACCATCGGCACCCGAAAGGTGCAGAAAAAGGCCAACGGTGTCACCCAGACCGGTACCGGCAACGTCTATTTTGGTTCCAACGGCTCCAACCTGTTCACCGATATGGTGCTGAACTACATCGAAAACGGCGTGCAGGATCTGTTTGACATCACCATCACCAACCAGGATCCCACGTCCAGCGTGGGCGCGCAGGTAATGGGCTACTATGGCTGCGTACTGACCGGCGATATCCCGCTGTCCATTCTGGATGACGAGGAAGCCATGCTGAACTACGATTTCAATTTCAGCTATACCAGCGTCAAGCGTCTGGAAGCGTTCAACGACCCCACCAACCTGGGCAGCAACTGATTTTAGGAGGTATTTTTTATGAGCGCACTTTCTGCATTTCTGCATCCCGCTGTAACCCGTGAGGAAAAGGAAGTCATCATCTCCAAGCGCTTTCTGGGCGAGGACGGCAAACCGACCCCGTTCAAGATCCGCTCTCTGACCCAGGAGGAGAACGCCGCCATCATCAAGGCATCCACCCGGCAGAAAAAGGTGGACGGCCAGTGGCAGGATTCCATTGATGCCAACGAGCTGAGTGCCCGCACCATTGTGGAAGCTACCGTTTTCCCGGATTTCCGCAGCGCGGAGCTGTGTGAGGCCTACGGCACCAAAGACCCGGTTCAGGTTCCCGGCAAGATGCTTCTGGCCGGTGAGTTTGGCCGCCTGATCGATGCCGTGAGCAAGCTCTCCGGCTTTGACAAGAGTCTGGACGAAGAGGCAAAAAACTGATCTCCGGGGGCAGCTGGGATATCGACGTGCTGGTGGCATACTACTGCTTCGATAACCTCAGCTGGCCCCCGGGCAAGTACGATGCCCTGCCGGTGCGTGAAAAAGCGCTGGTCAGGGCATTTGCTTTGCGCTCCATGGAGAAGCGCAGAGAAGAGACCCAGCGAATGAAGGAGGCGGGACGTAATGGCTAAAATTCAGGAAACGCTTGTCCTTCAGGATCAATTTTCCTCTTCCTTTGGTGCATACATTCAGGCTGCGCAGAGAGCATCCAGCTCTACCACAACGGCACAGACAGCGGCCCGGAATTATCAGTCTGTTCTGAACAGCGTTTCCCGACAGCTGATCTCCGCAAATGCGAAATTTGAATCGTATGTGGCCCAGCAGGAAGAAATGGCTGCCGCCGGGCAGCAGAACACGGAAGCGTTCAAAAAGCTGGATGCCCAGACCGAGAAGCTGGGCGCAACCATCCGAGGGCTGGAAGCGCAGCAGCAGACCCTGACCCAATCCATGAAAGCAGCTGAAAACGCCGCCAGTGTAACGACAGCGGCCAAGGATGAGGCGGCGGCAGCCACAAAGCGGCTGCAAGAGCAGGAAAACATGGCGCAAAGCGCCACCAACTCCCTGACCTCTTCGGTCCTTCGGCTGGCTGCGTCCTATATCAGCATTCAGGGGCTGAAAAAGGCCGTTGACCTGTCTGACAGCTTGGTCTCCATGCGTGCCCGGCTTGACCGGATGAACGACGGCCTGCAGACCACACAGGAACTGGAAACGATGATCTACCAGTCGGCCCAGCGTTCCAGGGGCAGCTTTACCGATACCATGGGGCTAGTCTCCCAGCTGGGCACCATGGCCGGGGATGCCTTCAGCAGCTCCAAAGAGATCGTCCAGTTCGCAGAGCAGCTGAACAAGCAGCTTGCCCTTTCCGGCGCGTCCGGTTCGTCTGCGCAGGCCGCGATCCTTCAGCTGGAACAGGGCCTTGCATCCGGCGTTCTGCGCGGCGACGAGTTGAACAGCGTCATGGAACAGGCCCCGGCCCTTGCAAAGTCCATTGCGGACTATATGCAGGTCAGCGTGGGCAAGCTGCGCGAGATGGGCTCTCAGGGCCAGATCACTGCCGACATTGTGAAAAACGCTCTGTTCGATGCAGCACAAAAGACAAACGAAGAGTTTGAAAAGACCCCGATGACCTGGGCGCAGGTCTGGACGGTGGCAAGCAATACCGCCGTCCGGGCACTTGACCCACTGCTGACGGCAATCAACTGGGTGGCAAACAATCTGAATGTTGCGATACCTCTGGTGGTCAGTCTGGGCTCGGCGTTCGGCGTGCTGCTGATTGCGGCCAACTGGACAAACATCCTTGCAACGGCCACAAAAACGGCGGCATCCATGCAGGCCTTTTACAATGCGGTCATGGCGGCGAATCCCATTGCTCGGACTGCGGCGGCGGTTCTGGTGCTGGTGAGTGTCCTGTACGCAGGCGTGGCGGCGTTTAACAAACTGACCGGTTCCAGCATCTCTGCCACCGGCATCATCACGGGAGCATTTGCGACTGTGGGCGCATTCGTCTTCAACGGCGTTCTGGTCCCGCTGCAGAACGGCTTTGCTGCTTTTGTGAATTTCCTGGCGAATGCGTTCAACAACCCCCTGGCTGCAATCAAAATCGCATTCTACGACATGGCGATCACGGTAATGCAGTACTTGCAGAACATCGCGCAGGGACTGGAGGGCCTGCTGAACAAGATCCCAGGCGTGACCGTGGACTTGACCAGCGGCGTGAATGCCACGGTCACAAAGCTCCAGCGCGACCGTAAATATGAAAAGTGGGCCAGCGGTTACACGGAAGTCGTCAAGCCGTGGGAAAACATCGACCTTGGCAAGGCCTATAAGGCCGGTCGCGATTGGGGCGCAAACCTCGGAAAATCCGGCCTTATGGGCACCGGCACGGGTGAGCTGGAAATTCCCCAGGCGGCAGACGTGAAAGACCTGCTCACCAACATCGACAAGAACACCGGCAAGATCGCAAAGACCGTGGATCTGTCCGATGAGCAGATCAAGATGCTGGTGGATGTGGCTGAACGGAAGTATATCAACAACGTCAACTTAACGAGCCAGACCCCCATGATCACCGTGCAGGGACAAAACACCGGCAACACCGAAAAGGATGCCCAGTATCTGGCAGACACTCTGAGGGACATTCTGGTGGATATGTTGAACGCAGGAAGCACCGTCACCGTGCAGTAAGGAGAAAGAGATGTCCCTGTATAAGCTGTATTTTTCCAGCGGCGCAACGGTGATCGCTCTGCCCATCAACCCGGAAAAGCTGCCGGAGACCCTTTCTGCTGACAACGGAACTTACAACGTTTTGGGCCTTGGCCCCATCATGCAGCCCCGCACGCCGAACCTGCGCACCGTGTCCATTTCGGGCCTGCTGCCCGGGCGGCGGCTGCCGGGCCAGACCGGCATTCATCTGCCCCCGGCGGTGTATATGGCGTTCTTCACCACCGCCATGAAGAAAAAATCCCCCATCGTCTACACGCCCGTCCGGTTCTATGAGAACGGCGTACCGTTCCTGGGGCCGAGTCTGGGCTTTCGATGCCTCGTTACCAGCTTCAAGGCAGAGGAGCGCGGCGCTGAGACGGGAGATTTCTATTTTGATCTGAGCCTGACCGAGTACAAGGACTACTCCCCGCAGAGGGCTGTTGTGCAGGGCGCTGGCCAGACCGGAACATTCTCCCCGGCCAGTATCGTCTCTGATGTGGCCAGCGTGGCCGCACGGGCCGTTTCAGCAGCTACGGCGGTAAACACTGCGGTGGATGCCGCAGGCGCTGTAAAGCTCTCCCTGACCCCCACCAGGAGCACCCCCTCAGACAAGCTTGTTGTGGGGGCCAGACGGAAAGCCACCGGGAAAGTCTACGGCACCGGCAGCGGGGAGGAAGTTCTGACCAGCATCCATGGACAGATCGTTGTGGTGCGGCGCATCATCGACCGCGCCCGGCCCTGCCCCGTCTGCGTGGCAGACACCGGCGGCACTGTGCTGGGTTGGATGCCGGAGAACAGCCTGCAGGAGGTGGAAGGGTGACATACGAATTTTTGGCCGCACAGAAAGCAACCGGAAACACCCTGAACCTGACAAACAGCATTACGCAGGTGGTCTGGTCTACCCAGCGCACCGGTCAGCCGGGCAAATTGACCTTTACCTATCTTCGCACCCCGGAATCCAAGCTGGAAGAGGGAGACGTGATCCGCTTTTCTGTGAATGGTCAGCTTCAGTTTTATGGTTGGGTGTTTAACCGTGGCTTTGACCGCTGGGGGCCGGTGGACGTGGTCTGCTATGACCGCATCCGATATCTCAAGGCCAATGCCAGCTATTCCTTCTACGGCCAGAGCGCAGGGGACATCATCCGGCAGATCGCAGAGGACTTTGAGCTGGACGTGGGGGAGCTGGCCGACACCGGCTACAAGCTGCCCTCCCTCATCATGCAGGACAAAAGCTGCATCGACATCATCAACACTGCCCTGCAAAAGACCCTGCTCAACACCGGCAAGGTGTATGTGTTTTACGATTCCGGTGACGGGCTGGCCCTCAAAGAGGCCAACGATCTGAAAACCGATATCGTCATTGGCGATTACAGCCTGATGACGAATTACACCTTCAATTCCTCCATCGACACCCAGACCTACAACAGCATCAAGCTGGCCCGGCCCAATCAGGAGACGGGAAAGGCGGATGTTTTCGTGATGAAGGATTCGGAACACATCGGGAAGTGGGGCCTTTTGCAGCTGTATCAAACCGTGGACGAGGCCGCCAACGACGCTCAGGTAAAGGAACAGGCGAAAGTGAGCCTGGAGTATTATAACCGGGTATTGCAACAGCTCAAGTTTTCTTCTCTTGGCGTGCCGGGCCTGCGGGCGGGGGCGCTGATCCTGGTGAACCTGTCTGATCTGGACGGCGAACCGTTCAAACGGTATGTCATGCTGGAAAAGGTGGAGCACACCTTCAAAAATGACGAGCACACCATGGAACTGGAAGCAAAAGCACTGTAAGGAGGGAGAAGAGTGGATTTACTGGCAGTATTGCAGGAGATATACCGGCAGGCCAACGATGCCGGGCAGCCCACAGACCTGCAGATCGGAACAGTGACAAAGGCCCCGCCGGATGATGATGAGCTGGAGATCCAGATCAGTGAAGCAATGGCCCCGCTGAAACAGGCCGTGCTTTACCTGGCAGAGCCTGTCATTGAAAAGAAAATTCCCATCCTGCGCCACCGGCACGAGATCAAGATCCTGCAGCACAAGCACGCAACGCCGTCCGGCCCCAGCGAAGACGCGTTCACGGCTCCGCCCTACTTCACGGAGTGGTCGGCCCTGCCGGATGGATTTGATGCAAAAGTGCAGGCAGAAAACTTTGTGGGCTGGGAAAACGGCGCTGTGCTGCCTTTGAGCAAGGACAAAAAGTACATCATCCTGAACCCGGCCCTGAAAACCGGGGACAAAGTGCTGCTCCTCCGCGTTCAGAGCGGGCAGAAGTTTATTGTTCTTTCCCGAGTATACGGAGGTGAATCGTAATGGCTACGCTTCCCACAGGCGCGTCCATCGACCTTTCCGGCGGCGTGGAGTACGTTTCTCAGCCGTCCAGAACCTGGTTCATTGACCAGACATCTGGCCGCATCACCGGGGAATGTGATGGGTATGAGGCCGTAAAACAGGCCGTGACCATCATTCTGAACGTGGAACGTTATCGCTGGCAGATCTTCCGCTCTTACAGCGGCATGGAGTGGGAGGGGCTGCTTGGGCAAGACCCGGGCTATGTGGCTGCCGAACTGCAGCGCCGCCTGGAAGAGGCTTTGACCGTGGACGACCGGGTGACCGGCGTGAAGGACTTTTCTTACACGGTGCAGGGACAGGCCCTGACAGCATCCTTTACTGTCTCCACGATCTACGGCGAAATGCAGGCAAGCACGGAGGTGAACACCGCAGCATGATCGATTTTTCTACCGCACAGTACCGGGCCATTCTGGACTATATGCTGTCTCAGATCCCGGACGACTACGACAAGCGGGACACAAGCCCTATCCCAACAGCTCTTTCTCCCGCCGCCTATGTCTTTGAGGGGTTCTTCCTTTCCCTGAACATGGTGCAGCGGCAGGCGTTTTTTCAGACGGCCACTGGCAGAGCACTGGATCTGCTGGCCCCCATCGCCACCGTTACCCGCAAGCAGGCCACGGCGGCGGTGCGAAAAGGCGAGTTCAATATGGATATCCCGCTGGGCAGCCGGTTCTCTACCATCAACGGCGCGGACAGTATCAACTTTATTGCGCTGTCCGCCCTGGGTTCCGGGCACACCTACCGCCTTCTGGCAGAAACACCCGGCACCATCGGCAACGACTACACCGGCCCTATCCTACCCATCGACACCATTCAGGGCCTGACCTCTGCCCGGATCTCGGATATCCTGACACCCGGAGACGAGACCGAGACCGATGACGAATTCCGCGCCCGCATCGAAGCGTCGCTGAACAGTCGCTCCTTTGGCGGCAATGTGGCGCAGTACAAGGAGGAAATCGAGAAGCTGGACGGCGTGGGCGCTGTGCAAGTCTACCCGACATGGAGAGGCGGCGGCACGGTGCTCTGCTCCGTTCTGGGTGCGGACTGGCTGCCTGCATCCACCGACCTTGTGCAGACCATTCAGAACACCATCGACCCGGTGCCGTACTCCGGGCAGGGGCTCGGTCTTGCGCCCATCGGTGCAAAGGTAACGATCACGGCCCCGGAGAAGCTGGAAGTTTCGGTCACCGCATCGGTGACGCTCCTGCCCAGCTACTCGCTGGATACAGTTCGCACCGCGGTACGGGAGGCGCTGGAGGCATATCTGCTCAATGTGCGGAAAAGCTGGGAGACCAATATCAGCAAGACCGGCATTGAGTATAGCGCCAACGTCTACACGGCCCGCGTATCTGCGGCCATCATCACGGCAGAGGGCGTGGTAAACGTGACAAACGTCCAGCTGAACGGAGCAGCGGACGATTTGATTCTGACAGAAACCGGCGCACAGCAGCAGGTTCCTGTGGTTGGGACGGTGACGCTGCATGAAGCTTGATCTTTCGCACGACCTGCTGCCGCTGCTGCCGCCCATCTACCGGGAGGTGCAGGATTACCAGCAGATCTGTGCTGCCGAAAAGGCGGAATTTGATCGGCTGGCCGGTTCTGTGGAAGGGGTTCAAAGCAACTTCTTTTTCCAGACCATGGACGAGGATTCCGTTGCACGGTGGGAAAAGGTGTTTCACATCGTGGCTGTCCCGGAAAAGGAATCTCTGGCGTTCCGCAGGCAGCGTGTAATGACCCGCATTGCGACCCGCCCGCCCTACACACTGGGGTTTCTGTATCAGAAGCTGGATGAGCTGATTGGCGCGGGTGAATGGACGTGCTCCATCACATACCCGCTCTACGAGCTGAGGCTTGCGACAAGCGCAAAGAATCAGTCGTACTACGACGAGGTGACGCACCTGATCAACCAGGTCAAGCCCGCTCACATCGTCTTTATCAGTATGCCGTACCTCAAGACCGGAATCCTGATCACAGAGCAGGTCGATGTGCAGAAATACGATTATCAATATCGTCTGGGCGGCTGGGCCCTTGGGAAAAAGCCGTTTGCCGAGTTCGGAGGATGGACGACCGCAAAGGCTGCTGCATCGCCGACACTGACGCGGACGCTTCTTCTGGACGTGGCCCACAAGGCGGCAGAGCTTGCCACGACGGCACGGCTCAACCGCGCAGCGACCGTGAAACCGCTGAAAAGCGTCATTGCATCTGCGACACTGCAGGCGGGTTCTGAAACGTTGATAATCTCAGGCGAGAATCTGAAGCTGGAAGCGTCCATTGAACCGGAGGCAGGTAATTCGACCGTCACGCACTACGAGATACTGAACGATGCGGGAGAAACGCTGTACGCTTCAGACTGCTACTTCGGCATCACCGAAAAAACAGACGTGGACGTAAATCTCTCTATTCTGGAGGGCGCGGACACCGTGCTGGCAAACGGAAGCCGGTATCACTATCTTCTGGGCAGCTGGCTTTTGGGCAAAGATGCTTTCGCGTCACCGGGACAAAATAATTTTGTCCCGGTGACGGCCGCCGCGCCCGATTCTGCATCTGTGACCCCGCTGTTTCTGACAAGCCTAGCCTCGTACCTGGCGGATCACATCAACATGGTGCAGCTGAACGGCGAGTATACCGTTCCGAATCTCGCAAAGAGCCTTTCCGGTGCGGCAGTCACGCTGCAGTATGAGCTTCTGCCATCGGAAAAGATCACAAAAGTCTCTGCCATCTCCGCACAAGATGCGTTCGGAGCCGCCCTCACACAGGACGATGTTAGCATCGAAACCACGACCAGAACAAAGTTCAAACACACCATTATCTTCAAGGAGGGAACATTGCTTTATGGCGGATGATATCCTGAAAAACATTCCTCTTCCCGCTGATCTCCCGGAAAATTGGACATCCCAACAGACCGTCGCCCCGACCGGCGCAGAAGTCGGCATGGATGAACAGCACGGGTACAACTACCTTATGAAGCAGGTCAACAACGCGCAGAAGGCATTGAAAGCTCTCGCCGCCCAGCGAGAAGAAGACCTCGCCAGAATCAAATTCTGGGCCAGCAACGACCCCACATCCCCGGCAAGCTTTATCGGCGGCACATGGGAGCGCATTGAGGATTGCACTATCTGGGGTGCAAGCGATACACATCCAGCTGGTACAACGGTAGAGGCAGGACTGCCGAATATTGAAGGGACTTTTGCTTTAATAGGACAAAACGGAGCATTTATTAACTCTGGCTATGCAACAGGGTGCTTTGAACTGGGCTCTTCCACAAATGTTTGTATTCCGCAAGGTCAAACAGAAACGAACACAGGCTCAACTGTGTTTAGAGCCTCCCGTTCCAACTCCATCTACGGCGCATCAGATACCGTTCAACCCCCGGCGTACTGCGCATACATCTGGCGGCGTGTCGCCTGAAAGGAACACACATGAAAATTATTGACAGTAACGGCGTAGAAATCGAAAACCCCGACCTGACGAAAGGCTATCTCAAGCCTGAGACCCAGACCATCCACCACGATGCTGTGACGGGCGTGGAAGAGGTCAGCCACTACGAGTACAAGACATATCCCAACGGCGGAAAAGACCGCTGGAAGGTGGTGGACGTGCCCGGCGTGGCTGCAAGGGAAGCCTATGACGAAGAGGTGGAAGTGCAGCGGTACATCCTGTACACCGCCGACGAGCTGGCCGCACAGGAAAAGGCCCGCAAGGAAGCAGAGGAAAAGGCACAGCTGCCCACCGCAGAAGAGCGCCTTGCCGCTCTGGAAGCGGCTATGCTTGACCTGCTGGCCGCACAGTAAGGAGGATACTATGGTTTTGTTCTATGTGACCCAAATTAAGCTGCACCGCTTTGACGGCGCTTTTACCATCGACAACGTGCCTGACCGGTACAAGGATGCCGTGATGAAAAAGCTGACGGAGGAGGGTTTTTATGAGGTGGAAAGTAATGCTTGATTTCCTGCGGGATATCTTCTCTGCGCTCTCCCATGCTGCCGGTGACAGTGCCGACAAGGAAGAGCCTGCCCCTGCACCGGACGTGCCCACTGTGGACACCGTGACCGGGTGGGCGGGGAAACCGCCCTACCGGTACATTGACGTGAGCCGGTATCAGGGCGAAATCGACTGGGCGCAGGTGGCAGCGGCGGGCTACAAGGGGGCCATGCTCAAGACGGTCTCCACCAACCGCAAGCTCTCCAAGCGGGCAGACGGCCTGTACATCGACCCGACCTTTGAGACCAACTACCGCAACGCAAAGGCTGCCGGGCTGGACGTGGGTGTCTACTACTACACTTACGCCACCAGCGAAGCGATGGCCGATGCAGAGCTTGCCCTTCTGCGGCAGGCTGTCTACGGCAAGGAGCTGACCATGCCCGTGGCGGTGGACGTGGAGGAAAACAAGCTCAAACCCATGAGCACCCTCGACCTCACCAACCTCACCGCCTACGCGCTGGAACAGGTGGAGAAGATGGGTTTTTATGCCCAGCTGTACACCTACACCCACTACTCCAACATGGAGCTGGATATGGGCCGCCTGGCAAACCGTTGGGACATCTGGCTGGCCGACTACACGGGCAAGACTCCCGCTGTCAGCTATCACTACAACGCTCACCAGCACACCAGCAAGGGAAGCGTGCCAGGCATCTCCGGCAACGTAGACCTCAACGTCACCACCATCAACTACTCCAAAATCATCCGCAAGAAGGGCCTGACCCGTCTTCGGGAGGGCGCATGAGCGAAGCAATCATCGTAGCCATTATCACCGGCGGTCTGAGCCTGATCGGCGTGGTCGTCTCTAACAACCACACCGCCCAGAGCATGGATGCCAAACTGGACAAGCAGCAGGCTGTGACCGAAACCAAGCTGGAAGAGCTGACCCGGGAAGTCCGGACACACAACAATTTCGCCCAGCGCATCCCGGTGCTTGAAGAGCAGATGAAGGTGGCAAACCACCGCATTGCAGACCTTGAAAAAGAGAGAGGAGAGTAATACATGGCAACAATCAATAACCTTTTGACCGCACTTCCCGCCCCTGTGGCCCTCGTGCTCATGCTGGGCGGGTTCATCTTCTACGCACTGGGCTGTATCCGGCTGGGCTATGGTGCTGCCGTCAAGGGCACCGTGCTCCAGCTCATCGAGCAGGCAGAGCACGAGATTCAGGGCACAAAGCGCGGCGCAGAGCGCAAGGCATGGGTGGCGCAGATGCTCCGCATGGCCCTCAGCGCCAGCAAGTGGGGCAAATTCATCTCGTGGGCCATCACCGATGAGACTATCGGGGTGATCATCCAATTTTTCTTTGATCGCATGAAAGCGGCGCTGCAAAAGCAGTAAGGAGGATATCATGGCAAGCACTACATACGCACACGGACGTTTTCGTGACCTCACGAAAACATACCATCTCGGAAATGCCAACAAAATGGTGACAAAATGTCACCGGTTTACCGTGCTTGGCAATATGGTGCGCAACGCCGGACAGCTGCCGCAGCCCTTCTGGCTCGGTGTTGCTTGTGGCGGCGGCTCGTGTAGTTCTGCCCGCTGCGCTGCAAGGACTTGACCGACAGCAGATGACCGCCGCCATCAAGAACGCACCGCTTGGGAGGGTAGACCGAAAGATTGCTCTTTTGCGATACGTTGAGCGGCTCCCGCTGCCTGACATTGCGGCACAGACGCATTACAGCCGGACGGCGGTAGGATACCGTCTAAAAATCATTAACAGAGCGTTAAATACATAGCGAAATCCCCCGATGTGGCCTTACCGCTGCACCGGGGGATTTTTTTATTTTTGATTCTCTTTCAGCTTTTCCAGCTTTTCTTTTAGCTCTTCTTCCCAGCCTTCATGCTGGTCAAGATACTCGCCATAAATCGCCGCTTCTGCCTTTTTCCGGGCGGCAATCGCATCGTCAAGATCATCATACAGTCCAAGATAAATCTGCTTCCTTCTGAAGTTGATATAGGCAAAGTACCGTCCGTTTGGCCTTTTTACAACGCCGTTTACGCCGGTCTGGGAATTTTTGTTGACCTTTCCGCCCATCCGCGATTTCACAGAGGAGAGGGAAGAACCGTCCACCTGGGTGACGCTGTGGATGACATCGACCTTGTCTTTCATGTCACGGGCACAGTCGGAGCACCGAAGTATCGGGTTAGAGCGTGTTATGTTTGAGAGCCTGACTTTAACGATTTTTCTGCACTGCGGGCAGACTGCCTTGCACCACATGGATACGTCGGGCTTTCGAGGGGGCAGGATTTCGATGATCTTCCAGCCACTTACAGTCTTTCCTTCGTACTTTTCGATAGCTGCTTTTTTTGCTTTGGCGGATTTTTGGGCTGCTGCACTTTTCATTGCATCGCTATGCGAGAAAGCACAATGCTGACAGCCTGTGCTCATTCCAGACGTAAGGCTATGCCGATACACATCTTTTATAGTGCCACACTCACACTGGCATGTAAAATACCCATCTTTTTCCGCACGATGCAAGACAGTCCAACGCCCAAACCGCTTTCCAGTAAGGTCTCCCTCTTTTTTTCTCCGCTCGTCCATCTTGAGCTGGGCCTCGCTCCTGGTATGAACGCACCCACAGGACTTGCTTGCCCCTCGGGTCAGGGATTCTCGAAGGACATCTCTTTCTGTGCCGCACTTGCAGCGGCACTTTACATAGCCGCTCTTTTCGGATGCACCTATCACGATCCAGCTCCCAAAAGTTTGACCCGTCAAATCTTTTGCTGCCATACCGGAATCCCCCTCAGATCAGTCCATAGTGCTCGGCCAGCAGGAAGCGGACGTATGCCGGGCAGTCGCGGGTGCCGACACACCAGTTCTGCACCGTGCGCAGCGGGATACCCGTCCGCTTTGCAAAAGAGGTCTGAGACAGGCCAGTGCGGGCTACCAGCTCACGCATAGACAAGTGCTCCAGATCCCAGATGGAAGACAGCTTTTCCTTCTCAGCATCCAAATCAAGGCAGCTGTCAGCATCGTCTGGTACGCTCAGAGTGATGTTGTTGACAAAGATTTCCTTCGGTTGCTCTGCGGCCATTGAAAAAAGCTCTGCTTTGGTATACATGATTGACTTCCTTTCTTTCGTGTGATAGGATAGTTGCACACCTCCGTGTGAGGTGTCTTTCACAAAATCCCCCGTTCGGTGTGGCAAGCATCGGGCGGGGGATTTTTTATTTAGTAGATCTCAACGCCCAGTTTTTCGGCGGCGGCTTCAACGACTTCTTCAAACGAGGGACCGTGATTCGAGTCGTTCCAGTCGTAATCGCCAGCGGATGCAGCTTCCCACTCTTCTTCCATGTCAGCTGCCTTGCACAGCTCGGTGCACAGCTCGTAATCCCAGACATCGGACTTGCGGATGTCAGCGGCGATTTCAATAGCGTTTCTCATAATTGTACCTCCATGTTGTGTGTTTGTGTCTTTCACTGTCTTTATTATACACCCAATGAGTGCAAACGTCAAGCACTTTTTGAAAATATTATACTCATTGAGTGCAAATGATTGAGCGCCTACACAGTCCTGTGCCGTGTGGGTGCTTTTTCTTTTTGTCCTTCGTTGTACGTTCGTTGACTCTCTCGGCGGTTTAAAAAGGTACACTGGAACTACAAGATCAGGAAAGGACGGGAAGCTTTATGGCATATCCTTTTGGCGGCTGGCAATCAAACCCTTACAGCGGGATGCCACCGATGGGTTTTGGGCAAGGCCAGTATCAGCAGCAAATGGCCCAGCAGGCCACTCCACAGAGCGGGGGACAAAGCCCCTTCACAATGGTGCCGACAATCGCGGATGTGGACAAGGTCATGGTACAGCCCGGCGAAACGCGCTGGATCATGGTGCAAAACGAGCCTGTCATGGCTGTCAAAAAGGCAGACACGATGGGCTATGCGTCCGGCGAGTACTACCGCCTGACAAAGATCGACCCGGCAGCGATGCAGACACCGGCAGAGACGCAGTATCTGACCTCTGCGCAGGCAGATCAGAAGATACAGGCTGCCGTAAAGGCCGAGGTGGAGCGCGTGATGGCGCAGTATCAGACGGCCCCGGCGGCTCCTGCAAGGCCCGCACGGGCAAAGGAGGGTTAAGGTATGGCAAATCCTTTGATGCAGTTCCTGGGCGGCTCAGGAAGCCCGGCGATGCCCGGCCCGATGGGCAATGTGATGCAGCTTCTCCGGCAGTTTCAGCAGTTCCGCTCCGCTTTCCAGGGAGATCCCAAAAAGCAGGTGGAAGAGCTGCGCAAGTCCGGCAAAATGTCAGATGAGCAGTACCACCAGCTGGAAGCGATGGCAAAGCAGATCATGCCTTTCATCAAGTAATCGAAAAATCGTGGCCACGATTTGAAATAATTTCACTATTCGCAAGAAAGGAAATCAACTATGGATAACATGTCTTTGAGCGATATCGCTGCCGTGACCCGTGGCAACGATAACGACGGCTGGGGCCAGGGCGGCGCGTGGTGGATCATCATCCTCTTCCTGTTCGTCCTTATGGGCGGCAACGGCTTCTGGGGCAACCGCACCGGCGAGTTTGGCCAGTATGCGACCGCCGCAAGCCAGCAGGAAATTCTCTTTGGCCAGCAGTTCGGCCAGATCAACGACAGGCTGACAAATATCGGCAACGGCATCTGCAATCTCGGTTACGAGATGCAGGGCAGCGTCGGCCAACTGGGCAAGGAAGTCGCTCTGGCTCAGGCGGGCACCAACACCGCCATCCTGCAGACCGGCAACGGCATCCAGGCACAGCTTGCTCAGTGCTGCTGCGACAACCGGCTGGCGACTGCCAACCTGGCAGCCCAGATGGACAAGCAGACCTGCGCGATCAACTCCAATATTGACGCGAAGTTTGCCGAGCTCCAGAAGCAGCAGTATGAGCAGACTATCGCTGCACAGAACCAGCGAATCAGCCAGCTGGAGCTTCAGGCTCAGATGTATGGCGTAGTCCGGTATCCCAACGGCTACTCCTACAATGCTGGCCCGAGCCCCTTCTGTGGCTGCAGCAACGGCTGCGGTAACATCTAACACATACGCCCTTTTGGCGAGGATCGGCGGGGCGGCAAAGGCTGCTCCGCCTTTTTATATAAGAAAGGAGATATTTTATGTCTAAATCCGCGATTTATACCGCAAACACCTCGGCTCAGACCGTGGCGGTAAACGACGTTATCCCTGTCGGCATCACTTCCCGACGGTTCGGCTGCAACATCCGGCAGGACGGCAACACCATCACACTGCTGGGCCAAGGCTACTACCATGTGACCGTGTCTGCTACACTGGCCCCCACGGCGGCGGGAACCGTGACCCTGACCGGTCAGAAGGATGGCGTGGCTGTCATCGGTGCTACCGCTTCTCAGACTGTGGCCGCTGCGGCTGCACCGACCAATCTGGCACTGACTTTCCTGGTGCGCAATGCGTGCGGCTGCGAAAGCTCTATCCTGAGCTTCCTGCTGACCGGAACTGCTGCCGTGGTGAACAACCTGGCTGTGACCGTGGAGAAGCTGTAAAAAGGAGGATTTGGTTATGATGGACGAAGCAAAATTTGCAGGGTATAAGGACACACTCGTTCATGCTGCAAAGCAAATGGCCGAAGAGTACAGCGACGCGATGAATTACGCAAGCATGGCGATGGAATACAAAAACGTCTGTCCCTATGCTTCTTCTGAGTGGTACAAGCTCTCTGGGGAAGAAATGGAGCACGCCGATGCAAACCGCCGCATTGCACAGAAAATCCTTACCGGCGTTGATAGTGAGGATTCTGCGGCTGGCGTAGAGCTGCATCACATGTGGAGCATGGCGGAAGACCTTGTTTCCGGCCTGTGCGAAGCTGTTACAAAAGAACGCTCCGCATACATGCGTTGAATTTTTGCAATATTTGTTGTAAAATAAGGCAGACGTTTTATCACTCTGGAAAAACACAATAAGCGAACAACAAACTAACGTTTGCTGTAAAAATAACATAAATACGAAAAATATTATTGATTTGTAATCAGTGGGTTGCAGGTTCAACTCCTGTCAC